CCGGGGCAAAATTGAAGGGAGAAGGAGAGAGTATGTACAAAGCGATTGACATAGGCGGAAAGCGGGTGGAGCTTCAGAGCAACGCCGCAACGCCTCGATTATACCAAAAGATATTTAACAAGGATCTGATGCTTGAATTCAGTAGGATCGACACAGACAGCCTATCGGAGGGCCTGGATAATTCAGGGCTTGCCACGTTGGATCTCATTAAGGGCTTATGCTTCACACTCAATATGCAAGCAACCCGCCCGTTCCGTGAGATCTACGGTAAGCTTGATGAGGTCGATTATGCGGAATGGCTTACTAAGTTCGAGGAAGACGACTTCTACGATCCGGATACACTAACCGAGATCATAGCGGTATGGCAGAAGTCCATATCCGGGAGCGCGATCTCAAAAAACCCGCCAAGCCCACAGTAAGACCCCTTACAACCCCGCTCCTGACGCTCAGAGCCTTACAGGTAGGCTTAAGGCTCAACGAGCTGGAGCTCATAGATGTGGGCGAATTATTGGACATATTGACGGAATCCTCCAACGATAGCTATGACTACCCAAGGAAGGCTACACAGGAGGATATGGATAGATACTTTTAGGAGGTGAGCGCGTGGCTCGAAGCATTAAGGGGATTACCATTGAAATAGAGGGCAAGACCTCCGGTCTCGTTAAGTCCTTGAACGAGGCGAACAAAGCTATCAGGGACACCGAGAGCCAGCTCAGACAGGTCAACAAGGCGCTCAAGCTCGACCCGGGCAACGCTGACTTGATTAAGGCTAAGCAGAGCGCCCTGGCTAAGGAGATCGAAGAAACAAAGAAAAAGCTCGATGCAGAGAAGCAAGCGGCAGAGGATGCCGCCGAAGCTCTCCAGAAGGGCGCTATAACCCAAGGCGAATATGACGCCCTACAGGCAGACATAGCGCTCACCACTAACAAGCTCAAGGATCTTGAGAAAGAAGCAAAGAACAGCTCATCCGTTCTTGGCGAGCAGATGAAGGCCGCAGGCGGTAAAATTCAAGAGGTTGGAGGCAAGATCTCCGAAGTCGGCGAGAGCTTACTACCGGTTACGGGGGCGATGGCCGGAATCGGGACGGCGGTGGTAGGTGTGGCTGCTAACTTCGAGACCGAAATGTCAAAGGTTGCAGCCATATCCGGAACCTCCGGGGATACCCTTGAAGAGCTCTCAGCAAAAGCAAGAGAGATGGGCGCCACCACGCAGTTCTCCGCAGCGGAATCTGCCGAAGCCTTCAAGTATATGGCTATGGCCGGCTGGGATGCCGAGCAGATGATGAGTGGTATAAGCGGTGTGCTCAATCTCGCGGCGGCTTCCGGTGCCGAACTTGCAACTACGTCAGATATAGTCACCGATGCAATGACGGCTATGGGCTACTCTGCCGATCAGGCGGGGCATTTCGCCGATGTACTTGCTACCGCAAGCACCAACTCCAACACTAACGTTGAAATGCTGGGCGAATCCTTCAAGTATGTGGCACCGCTTGCCGGCTCCATGGGTTACTCGATCGAGGATGTGGCCACAGCTCTCGGGCTTATGGCCAATAGCGGTATTAAGGCAAGCTCGGCAGGTACAGCTCTTAGAACGCTACTCACTAATATGGCTAAGCCCACTGCCGAGATGGCGGATTCTATGGATCAGCTCGGTGTCAGCCTGCAAGATTCGGACGGCAACATGAAGTCACTCGGGCAGATCATGCAGGAATTAAGGGCAGGCTTCGGTGAGTTGAAGATGCCAATAGGCGAGTTTCAGACAAGCCTTGCCGAACTTGATACAAGTCTCGAAGAGGGCTCTATCACTCAAAAGGAATATGACAAGAGACTAAGTGAGCTGACTGAACGTGCTTATGGAGCTGAGGGCGCACTTAAGGCGCAGACGGCCGCCGCCTTAGCTGGCAAGCAAGGCCTGTCGGGCTTAATGGCTATAGTGAACGCCTCAGATGAGGATTTCAATAAGCTGACCGGTGCGATCAACAACTCAGAGGGCGCAGCTCAGAACATGGCCGATGTGATGAACGATAACCTCGGTGGTGACATTAAGAAGCTCAAGTCAGCCATTGAAGAGCTTGCCATATCTCTTGGTAATATAATCATACCGGTGATCAGAGATGTCGTTGGTGTGATTCAGGGGCTTGTAGACAAGTTCAACGCTCTTGATGGACCCATTAAGAAGGCCATCGTTGTTATAGCAGGGATCGCCGGTGCACTCGGCCCCGTGCTCATAGTGATCGGTAAGTTGGTGACCTTCATCGGATCAGTGGTCACAGCTCTTGGAACCATTGCCCCTGTAATATCTGCTATAGGTGTTACTGTAGGCGGATTCGTCACAGCGACACTGCTGCCTATCCTGCCGATCATAGCGGGTATCATAGCCGGAATCACGGCATTGATCCTTGTGATTAAGAACTGGGATAAGATAGTAGAAGTTGCTAAGAAGATCTTCGAGAAGGTCAGCTCAGCCATTAAGACGGCCGCCACGGCTGTTAAGACAGCTGTGTCAAACGCCTTCACGGCAGCAGGCAGGGCGGTCAAGGCGGCTCTGGATGCTATGTATCAGTGGGCTATAGGCGCGAAGGTCAAGGTACTTGAAGCTTTCGTTGCTCTCGGTAAGGGCATAGCTGAGAGAGCTTCCGGTATATTCAACGCTGTTAAGACCGGAGTATCAAGAGCCATTGAATTCTTGAAGGGGCTCCCAAGGCAAGCAATCACATGGGGCGCTGACCTTATCCGAAACTTCGTCACCGGAATCAAGAACAATGTAGGCAAGGTTATCCAAGCAATTAAGAACATGGGTCAGAAGATCAGGGACTTCATCGGATTCTCTGAACCTGAGAAGGGTCCGCTGTCCAACTTCCACACGTACGCGCCTGACATGATGAAGCTATTCGCCAAGGGAATCCGGGACAATACCGGACTTGTCACTAATGCCGTAAGCGGTGCCGCTTCGGGCGCTGCCGCCGCTATGCAAACGGACTATTCCGGAGTACTTAACCAGATAGCGACCAATACCGGCGCGGCAGCGGTTAACACCGGAAGAGCCTCCGGGGATATAAACGTGACCCTTAAGGTAGGCTCTCAACAGTTCGGCAGAGCCGTGGTCACTGCTCAGAGGTTGACTGATCTAAGAAACGGAGGGCGCTGATATGCTTGGACATGGATATCTATACATCAACGGCGTGCAGATGCCTAACCCTACCAAGCTTGAATACTCATACGGCAAGGTAGTGAGTAGCTACACCACGGAAGAAGGCCTGACGTATGAGCAGATCAAGCGGACGGGTATACTCGGCTTAAGCCTTACCTTCCAAGTGACAAGCTACTGGAAGAGGCGCATTGAGAGCCTTCCGGCCACGGCAATGACCATCGAGCTCCACGAGCAAGTCTATCAGAATATGCGGATCACCTCGATATCAACGAGCCTTGTTGAAGGCTCTGAGCGGACACCAAATACAGACGGGCTCTGGGAGGTAAACCTTGACCTTGAAATGCTATAAGAATGATAGGAGGGTGCTATATGTACGCTACCTCGGCGGCATTTAAGGCCGCCCTTATTAACAATAGAGTACAGGAGTGGGGGCTGTCCGGAACGATCACCACTCCCGGCGGTCAAGTGTACGCCCTGACCGCCGACAATATAGAAGCCGGTACGCTGTCAATATCGAACCAGTGCGCAGACTCCGAGGATATTAACCTTGGCTGCGTGTACCTCGGCTCGATGGAGTTCAACCTTGTTAACCCTCCGAGCGATCTGAGCTTAGGGGAGTACAGGGACAGCGAGGTATCGCTTAAGACCACGTTCCGGGTGGATTCCGATACTACCGAGGATATGCCCCTCGGCGTGTATATCATAGCGGAAGCCACAAGGCTGCCTTACGGCGTTAAGCTCGTGGGGTATGACCGGATGTATAAACTTGACCGCACGGCGTACACTGAGCCTTCCGAGATAGCAAGCAGCCACTCACACAAGGCCTTCACGTTCCTTAAGTACCTGAGGGATGCACTCGGTATCCCTCTGGCTAACACACAGGCGGAGATTGAGGCGCTTACTCCGGATAATTGGACTCTAAGACTCGACTCGAACTATGCGGAGCACGTGTCTACGTGGAGGGACTATCTGTTCTATCTGGCTCAGGCGCTGGGTTGCTTCGCCACCTTCGACCGCCTCGGACGGCTTAAGCTTGTGCAGTATACGGGCTCTGCCGCATCGATCAACCTCAATAAGTCAATAGCCGGGTCTCCTGAGCTGTCGGACTATAAGACTCTGTACGGCGGCTTTTACATTGAAGAGCCGAACGGAGAACAGACATACTACGGAGCGGATCCGTACAAGGTGGGCTTAAGGGAAGCGGATATCGATGTGGTGATCAGAACAGCGAATCAGGCGAGGATCAGAGCGAATGACGCACTGGATCAACTCGACTATGAGCGTCAGACGGTCACACAGCAATACCAGGCAGGGCTCATGAGCCTTGACGAATATAACCAGAGAATAAACAAGATCGATGCAGACACAGCGGCTCAGAATGCCATAGTGACTGAGTCGACTTCGACCATAGATACATACACGGCTATGCGTGCCACGTATGAGGAGTACAGGTCATCGGACTACCTCGGCTCTACG